ACCGCGTTGGCTGTCTGCTTTCAACTGACATGCCAAATGCCAAAGTTGAGCAAATGGCGCCATCAATCCCCAATGATCTCTTTAGAGAGATTGCAGAGATTGATCAGATGTTTGAGGAAGCCTCTGGCATTGTCAATGTGTTGCAAGGCAGGGGTGAATCAGGCGTTCGAAGTGCGGGCCATGCTTCGCAATTAGCGCGTTTAGGTTCTTCGAGGGCTAAAAAACGTGCATTGATCATTGAAGACGCCTTAGAAAAGATGGCAACGCTGTACTTAAAGGCCATGCAAACCTATTCTGACCGCATTTACACGGATGATCAGGGTGATAAGTTCATTGCAAACCAGTTTACAAAGGACTTTGTGGTCAAAGTTGATGCGCATTCCAATTCACCCATCTTCACGGAAGACCTGCGAAGCCTTGCTTTTGCACTTGCAGACCGTGGTGCAATCACTAAAGAGCGTTTGATTGACATTTTGGAGCCTCCCATGAAGCAATTGCTTAAGGAAGACCTCCGAAAGATGGAACAAGCGCAGCAAGCGGCTCAGGAAATGCAAAAACAGCAAGCGCCAACCCCTGAAAGCGCTGCTCCACCTGCTATGTAGAGGTTTTTATGCTGACAAACGGTAATTCCAACATGAATGGCGGTTCTGGCGGCTCAAGTGGCGGTTCTGACCGCTATTCCTTCCAAAATGACCAGCCAAGAACGTCAAAATCTGACTTAAAACAGATTTATCGGACGCCGCAACTCAATTATGGTCGTGCGACGATGAATCGCACGGGTTATCAACGCGCAGGAGGTCGTTTTTCATGATGCAACGCAAAATGCTACGTTACGCACGGCCATCACGCCGTTAATCGCTTGACAGACGGTTAGTAAGTCAGTACAAACCGCCCTGAAAGGACTCAATATGGCTGTTAGCGCAGAAGAATTGATGAAGTTGATTCGCGGCGGTGCCAAAAACGGCAAATCTTCGATGGAAATCGAGGTTGAAGAGGAAGGCACTGAAGGCGAAGAAGGCGAAGAAAAGAAACCCGCATTGTCTGGTGCTTCCTCGCCACCCATGTCTTCCCCTATGTCTACGCCTGAACCCAAAAAGGGTGAAGAAATGCAAGGGCGCATTGATGTGCAACTTGGCATGGGCATGTTAATGGGTGCCATGCAGAAGTTTCCTGATGGCTCGCCTGAGCAAAAAGCGCTGAAAGATGCCATAGGAAAGATTGGATCGGCCTTTGGCGAGATGGACTACAAAGCCAAGGAACTTGTGCCTTCTGAAATCATGCAAATGATTCAAACCCTGCCTCAAGCTGGTGGCGCGTCGGCTGAGATGCGAGCAATGGCTGCGGCTCCAACCCCTGGGACTCAAAACCCACCCTTACCTATCTAGGAGATAGAGATGGAATTGTTCAAACCCCGTGCTGGAACAATCCGTCGCCCGACGGACAACCAGCAAAAGAATGGTCAGATTTACAACCCACCTCGGTATGAGCCGTTTGGTGGCTTGAGTGGCGCCAACAAGGTTACTAAAAACCAGATGACGCTCTCCAAACCTGGTGACACCAAGCGTGTCATTTAATTAATTGTTTTGAACGGCTGAAAAAACAATGTCGCTAGAAAACCTTACCCCCGACGCCCGTGATGAGCTTGCTGCCCTGGCGAAAGCCTTGGCTGAGAATCCAAAGACCCGAAAGGAGTTTTTGAAACTGACAAAGCAGGCCCATCCCGACCTTCCAGTACCTGAACTTGAGATAGAAGAGCGTACTAATCAGGCTATTTCTGCGCAACAGCAGAAGATTGCCGAGTTAGAGGCTCGATTGAAAGAGAAGGACGCTCGCTCTGAGTTAGAAAAGCGTAGAAATACGTTGAAGGAGAAACGTCTTGCTGAATCGGATGATGATGTCAAAGCCATCGAGAAATTGATGATTGAAAAAGGCATTAGCAATCACGAATCGGCTGCTGAGTATTACAACTGGATGCGCCAGGCTGACAAGCCTACGCCTGCATTCAGTAATTCTCCAATTACCTCTAAGGTCAATGACTTTCAGAAGTATTTGAAGAATCCTGCGGCAGCGGCTAGGGAAGCAGCGGCGAGTGCACTCAACGAGCTAAGACAGGGAAACCAGTCTCGCCCGATTGGACTTCGTTAATTAGGTCTGTTTCTTAAAAGGAACCTATCATGCCTATTGGTGGCGGTATTATCCCGACAGCAGGCACCAGTCAGTACAATGAACTGACCTACGTTACCCGTAGGGCTTTCATCCCGAAACTGGTTGTCCAGCTTTATAACTCAACTCCCCTGCTTGCCGCATTGCTTGCAAACTCGCAGACTGCTTCTGGCGGTGTGTCGTCTGTAACCGTGCCTGTCCAGGGTTCCCAGTTTGTCAACGCACAATGGTCGGACTACAGCGGTTCGTTTGCACAGCCTAGCGTCATGCAGGGTGCTTACAATGCTGAATTCAACCTCAAGTTGATGATCGCACCGGTTCCCTTCCTTGGTATGGAAGGTGCTGTACAGCAAGACTACGCTGTGATTCCTTTGATTGAGGCTCGCATGAACGATGCGACCAACGTCATGATGGATGCCATGGCAACAGCGCTGTACAACAATACCAGCAACGCGCAGCAATTCACTGGATTGCCCATTGCAGTTGATTCGGCAGGTACTTATGGTGGCCTTAGCCGTTCAACCTACACATGGTGGGGTTCCAAAGAGTATGCCGCTGGTTCGGTTAACCCAACCCGTCAAAACATCCTCCAGTACATCTCTGGAACGGTGAAAAACGGTGCTGAGGTGCCTTCCTTTGGTGTTTGCGGCTTTGGCACATGGACATTGTTGGCGCAAGACTTTGTAGGCCAAGAAACCTACATGATCACCCCTGGCAGCAACTTTGCTAGCGGTGAAGAAGGCCCAACGTCTGGTTTCCGTGCGCTCATGGTTGCAGGTGTGCCGATTTATCCTGATCCCTACTGCCCAGAAGGCACGTTGTACTTGCTGAACTCGAACTACCTCAGCATGTACATTCACGATCAGGCTGAGTTTGCGTTTACCGGCTTTGAGTCCACGCTGCCTAACTGGCAGATTGGTTATGTTGGCGCTGTGTTGACCATTGCAGAAATGGTGAGCACCAAGCCTAAGAGCATGACCAAAGTGACCGGCCTTAACTCACTCACGCTGTAAGGAGTCGATCATGGCATTGGCACTTAATAAAATCATCGTTAGTGGCTTATCCAGCGATGCTGATGGCGCGTACTTTGACTACGTTACCCAATCGGTAACGGCAGGCACTGATTACACGCTGCCAGCGGGTCTGTACGTCATCTATCCCGTCGCAAACTGTAAGTATCAGGCTTACAACGGCTCCGCTTGGGCCGATGTAATTGCAGCCAATACCGGTGGCATGATGGTTTCGGATGGTCAAAACGTGAAGATCGTTTCGACCTCTGGTACTGTTACGGCACTGTTCTTGACCGTCAATGGCGGTCAGGCTGCTTCTGGCACCTACAACTCGTAATTGGAGTAAAGCATGGATGCAAACAAAGTCGGTAATCTATTGCCGCAGCAGTTTGGAGGCATCCTGCTTGGGAAATTGATCGGCGCGAATATGAATTCGACTGACGATCAGAAAATCACCATTTTTAGCAATCCGTCAAAGTTTATTCTGCGACGGATTGTGGTGACCAATGCTTCAATCTCTTTGACCACGGCTGCTGGCGGCGTTTATACCGCTGCTAGCAAAGGTGGTACAGCGGTTGTGGCAGCGGCCCAGGCTTACTCCTCCCTTACAACGTCAGCGCTTTTTCTTGACTTGACCCTTAGTACGACAAGCAGTGCAAGCACCACGGTCAAATCAAGCATTCCCAACTTATACTTATCGCTCACCACCGCTCAAGGTGCGGCAGCAACAGCAGATGTATACGTTTACGGGGACATTTTAGAAGCATGATCTTTGTGACAAACAAAGGTTCTCAGCCACTGGTCGCCAAATACGTCGATCAGTGGTTTGAGTTTCCTCTTAATAAAAGCGTTCCAATCGAACCTCATGTTGCGCGACATATCTTCGGGTATGGCGACGACAATAAATATCCATACTTGGTGCGTTTAGGTTGGATGAAAATGAACACCGACCACGATAAAGCGATGACTCGGCTTGCCGAGTTCACCTTTACGGACGCACCAGTAAAACCCGACCAACAATCAGCCGTGTTGGTGGAACGAGTAGCCCCTCCCGCTCCGCGTGGGCGAGCTGGGGTCAAAGTCCAGCCCCAGACAAGCGATGAGGCATAAATGGCAACCTACTCAGGGTATATCGCAGAAGTTCGCAGACTGCTGCATGATGCTGCTGGCAACTTCTGGACAGATACCGAGCTAACCGACTACATCAACGGTGCTCGGCATCGCGTCGTGCGTGACACCGGTTGCCTGCGCAATATCCTGACGGGTGCTACCACCACCTCGGTTGAAACACTCAACATCTCAACCCTAACGCTGCCATCATGGGCAGAACAGATTCTCGACATTCTTAACATCAACCTGTACTGGGGTAATACGCGCATACCACTGCGATACATGTCATGGACGCAGTTCAATGCTGAGTTGCGGTTTTGGCAAAACTACACAGGTAGACCTATAGCTTTTACACGTTACGGGCAGAATGAAATCTACTTTGGCCCAGTGCCTGATCAGGTCTATGTGATTGAGGTGGATACCATCCTTTTGCCCGTGCCTTTGACATCAGACTCGCAGACTGAGGTTATCTTAGAACCTTACACCTCGCCTGTTGCGTTTTATGCGGCTTATAAGGCAAAGTACAAAGAGCAATCCTACGGTGAAGCAGAGATATTCAATGCCGAGTACAAGAAGCAATTGCTGGCAGCGATTAATTCGAGCTTCACGCGCCGTCTACCCACGCCTTACTCGGTTCAGTAATCATGGCCGCTGTTGAGCAAAAGAAGTCCTACCACGTTACCAAGGATTTCAAAGGGCTTAACACCAAAGCCAATCGCACGGCTATTCAGGAGAATGAGTTTGCCTGGATAGAGAACGTGATGCCTATCGGGTATTCCAACCTAAAGGTTATACCCAAAGAAAAGCGCGTTACCTACAGCAGTACGAATTTTAGTTGGGGCGGCACGGTGCATTACTTGGCACCAGCCAATATTGGCGGTGTCGCTTACATGTTTGCGTTCTTCACCAATGGAGGTGCGCAGTATGTCAGCTTGGAAACCCCTACCGCACCGATCACTCTGGCTGCATCGGGAACCTTCAGCGGTACAAGAACACAGATCAGTCAATGGAAGAATGAGCGAGTGCTCATCATTGACACAACTTATGGATACGCTACGTTCGACGGGACGAATCTCGTTCGGGTCGGTTCGGTCGGTACCATTACGATTACATCAGGAGGGTCTGCATACTCAGCGGCCCCAACCGTAACGATTAGTGCCCCTAATGAAGTTGGAGGCGTTCAAGCAACTGCAACCGCAACAATAAGCGGCGGGGTTGTAACTGCTATCACGATTACTGAGCCAGGTACAGGTTATACGTCAGCACCAACTATAACTTTTTCTAGCGGCGCCGCATCAGCTACGGCTACAGCAATCAGCCAACCTGGCACTTGCATACAGTCCTTCTCTGGTCGTGTATGGATTGCGGACGGCAGAACTATCTACTACACAGCGGCGGATAGCTACAACGACTTCACAAGCATTTCTGCTGGCAACATTACGTTGGTCGATGGCACTTTGTACGGTGACATCACGCAAATCATCGCTGCTAACAACTTTCTTTACATCTTTGGCGAATCGTCGATCAACGTCTTTTCTGATGTTCGCGTCAATACGCTTGGCGAAACGCTCTTTACTAACACCAATATCAGCGCTTCCATTGGTACAGAGCTGTTTTTAGGCGTCTTTGCCTACTTTAGAAGTATCT